GTTCTGGCGCGACACGATGATCCCCGAACTGGACGGCGATGCCGACACGTTCAACAACTACCTCACCCCCGAATTCAACCGGCCCCGCGACCCGAAGCTCGTGGTCGCCTGCGATTACGCCAGTGTCGAGGCCATCAAGCCGATATGGAACGTCGAATGGACGGGTTGGCTCCAAGCCATCGACCGCCAGGCGATTACCCCCAACGAGATGCGAGATCACTTCCGGCTCGGCGCGCATGTCCCGTGGGGCGACAGGCCAGTTCCCAAGACGACGCTCACGATCAAGGGCGACACGCCGGGACTCACCGACACCCTGCCGGTAATGATCGACACGGACGTGGCGCCTGCGGCCGATCCGGACATCGTAGACACCCCGGACGGCTCAGAGACAGACGCTCGGGCAGCGGCCGGACGGCGTGGTGGGATCATGGGCGAGGCGATGCGCAAAGCAGCCGATGCCAAGCCCGAAGATGTAGTCGAGGCAGTTGTAGGCGCTCTGCGGAAGCAATGGCCCGATACCGAATTGGACATTGTGCGCGAGGGCATCTGGACCTTCGATCCATCGTTCAAGCTCGCCAAGATCGACTATTCCCGCCGGCCGATCGCACGCAACCCCGACAAGGTGGCCGGAGTGGAGGCAGAGCTGAAGGTTGGCGCTCCGATTGCCCCGGCGACGATCATCAAGACCGACGAGGGCTATACGCCGATCGATGGCTGGCACCGCCTCCTAGGCGCTGAGCATGCCGGACTCAAGAAGGTGCCCGTCTACATCGGCGAGGGCGATCCCGACTGGACGGCTCAACTGCTCAAGTTCAACGACACCATCCCTACGCCATCAGACGCGCCGTAAGGAGGCGAGAAGTGAAGGCCATTCGCACCGTCTCCGAGACGGAAACGACACGCACCATCGAAGGTTGCGGGATACCCTTCGGCGGCCCTTTCGCGGGGAACGCCGATGACTACGGGACCCGAGCGACCCCGAGGACGAACTTCTTCTGGGATCTCTTTCCGGACCGAGCCCCCACCGATCCGCCAGACGTGCCGGCGCGATACACCCGGCCGATGACTTACAGCCACGGTTTTGACTCGGCCATCGGGCTGGCACGGATTGGTGGCTGGTCACCCGTCCGGCAGGATAAGAAGGGCGTCTGGGTTCAGGCGCAACTCGACAAGCGCGAGGCGTGGTATGCCTCGATTGGGGAACTGCTCGACCGGGACGCGCTCTCATTCTCCAGCGCCTCAGTGGAGCACTCAGCGCGCATCGCCCGGAACGGCGACTGGGTAGATTGGCCGGTATTCGAGCTGGCATTGACGCCGACGCCCTCAAACCCGTGGGCGGAACTGACGGCGCGGGCCGCCAAGACGAACGCCACTCTTTTCCGAGTCGTGCGCAAAGGTCCGCCTGAAGGTGGCATCGACCGCAAGGACATCCCGGCCGAAGATTTCGCCGGGCCAAATCAAACGTTCCCGATCGTCACGCCGTCGTCTGCCGAGGATGCCGGCTCGCTCATCGGCAAGGCCGACGATCCCGATGCTGTCAAGGCGAAGATCATCGCTATCGCCAAGCGCAAGGGGCCTGACTTCGTGGCCGCTCTTCCGGAAGCATGGAAGGATGCGGTCAAGATGTCTGCTCACCGCTGCGCCTTCTGCGATCTGTCGATGGCAACGAGCATTCAGAGTCAGATCGCGGATCTCATGGGCTACGAACTTGAGGAGCCCGATCAGGTGGCCTTTCTCAAGGCCGCGTTCGACGCGATGGGCCAGTTTGTTGCCGCTGAGGTTGAGGAGATCGGGGCTGAAGATGTAACGGATCAGGATGAGCCGGGCTTCGCCTGGTCCTCCTCGCATCTTGCCCATCGCATCGGCAAGCGCAACAATGGCATCGATCAGGCCAGCATCGATGCGATGCACGACCTGACGGTCAAGCTCGGGGCGTCGGCCCACGCGGGCGATACGCCGCCGAACGACGAATCTAACCAGGAGCCAGAACCGGAGTCTTCGGAAACTCAACCGCCTCTGGACCGTTCGGCCAGGCCGACCCGCCCCGAGACCGTTGCGCTGCCGGATCGCATTCGGGTCATTGGACTCCCGGGATCTTAACGTAGGCATGTATCCCGAATAGGAGTACCCGATGGGAACCGCAGAAGTGACGGCCGACGCCCTCAAGGGCGTGGTAGCCGCTGGCTTGAGTGATGCCGAGCAGGCAAAGCGTCAGGCCAAGGACAAGGCAAAGGCCGAGAAGAAAGCCGCCGCTCGGGACAAGAAGGATCACCAGAAAGAACTAGAGCAGGCTGCCTATCGGACGCTGAAGGCATCCGGGCTGAACGTGGTCGATCCGAAGACTCGGCCGGGTGGCAGCAGAGAAGGCCCGAATGTCAACCTCAACAAGCCGCAGACGGTCCGCCTGTCCCAGATGGTGCGGGCCATCGGTAGCGAGTCGTGGTCGGGCCACGAGCTTGAGCGCGACTTCGCACAGGCGACGCAGGAGCTTTGTCTCCCTGATGACCACGAGCAGGGCGTTTCGGCTGCGATCCCGACCACTCGTGCAGGCGTCGCCAGAGTTCTCGCTCAGGCCGACATCAGCATCGGCCAGAAGTCCAAGGGCGCCTTCCGCGCATGGGCCGCGCGCATGGCCGAGGCCGAGGATGCTGTCACCGCTGCCGGCATCATCGGCGATCTCCGGGGGATGGCAGCCGCTCGTGACGCTGCCGAGTCCACCATCGGAGCCGGGGCCGCGTTGGTCCCGCCCGAGTACCTCCAGGAGTTGTACACGCTGAGCCTCCAGACGGCAGTGGCATTCGCCAACCTGCCCGGAGTCACGCGCATCCCGGTCAAGAGCAACATGATCTACTTCCCCCGGGAAGCGGTCATGCCTGCCACGGCTGCCTACGCTGAGGCCGCGTCCGCCACCGCGACGGATGCCACCTTCGCGCAGCAGACCATCCTCATTAAGAAGCAGATCGGCATCAACCGCTACTCCAACGAGATCCTTGCGGATGCCTCGCCGGAGTACGAGGCGATTATGACCAAGAGCTTCACCCGTTCTGTGGCGCTGCGCCAGGACTACGAGTTCCTCGAAGGCGACGGCACGGGTGCTCATGTGCTGGGGCTGCGGCACTATCCCGGCATGACTGCCGGCGACACCTACCCCGACGAAGGCTGGGCCTGGGGCACGAGCGCGACCGCCGCGGTCGTTGCTGCCGGCCTCGGCGCCGGCGTTGAAGGTCCCATGCGGATGCTGGGCGATGCCCGGTCCGCCGGCTGGGAACCTAACGCCTACCTCATGCATCCCGACGTTCTCAACAAGGGTCTTGCGCTTTGCAAGGACGCCAATGGCCGGTTCATGTTGGAATCGATCGGCGGCGTCTTCGGAGCCCCGATCCCGGTTCCGAACATCGGCGCTTTGCCGACCCAGATCACCTACGTGGTTCCTCCCTGGAAGGCCATGCTGCTCGGTTGCCCGACTTTCATGTCGGCGCAGATCCCTCAGACCGAGACCTACGGCGAGTCTACGGACACGACTCACGTGTTCGCCGGCGACTGGAACTTCGCCCATATCTTGGAGCGTCAGGCAATCGAGATGGCACGGGCGGATCAGATCTACTTCACGACTGACCAGACGGCCATTCGCGTCTCGACCCGTTCCGCGATCGTGCTGCTCGCCCCGGCTGCATTCATGTGCCAGCTCGGCGTGCGCGCCACGACTCTGGACACCAACGAATAACCCGTAACCGTCGGGGCGGACCTCCCCCGCCCGCCCTGCACTGAAAGGAAGCACAAATGTCAACGGCGGTTGTAGTCGCTCGACTGAACACCACGGTTACGGGCGACGTCATCAGTTCAGCTACCCACGGCGATACCACGGTCATGGGTACAGGCACGGCCGGCGTAACGTGCGCTGAGGCGATCGGCGTACTTCACTGCCTTGCCGTGAATTCGTCCGGCATCTTCGTCGTCGGCATCGAAGGCTCGACCGATGGTGGCACGACCTTCGCGGCTCTCGGCACCTTCGGCGCGATCAGCGCGACTGGCATAACCACCGTTCGTCTGACCAACACGGCGCCGCTCGTTCGCTGGGTTTCTACCAAGACTTCCGGGACCTCGGTTACCTGCGTAATCGAGTGCATCGGCCTCGTGCCGCATGACTCCTACCTCGTCTCTGACACGGCGACCGTGGCGTAGCCATGACGACGCTGACCACCAACCTCGGCCCGTATACCTCCGAGTTCGGCGTTTCGGCCGCTGTTGGCACGGCCGGCGCAGTCGGAACCATCCTCACCATCGACACTGAAGACATGGCCATCGTGGCTGGTCAGGGCACCCGTCACCCGACGGTAGACCGTGGCGCCAATGGGACTCAGAAAGCGAGTCACCTATCCGGTGCGGCGGTGACCGTTGGAACCAATACCGAGGCGGCGGGGATCACCCTCGCCGACCTCGGGGTCACCGCGAGTACAACCGAAGTCAACCTGATCCACGGATCGATAGCCGGAACGGCGGTCGCCTCCGCCGCCGCCGTTCTCGGCGCCAACAGGAACCTCGACACCCTCGTCCTGCCAGTCGGCGGACTCTACATCGGCGCGACGGCTGGAATCTCAGTCACTCCGTCGGCGGCGGAAATCAACGTCCTGCACTCAGTCAGCGCCGGGACAGTTGCAGCCTCATCCGCCGTCGTGGTCGACGCCAGTAAACAGGTCGATACGTGGACGGCCGTCGCGGCCAACACTTCGGCCACGCTTGCGGGCACGACATGGGCCGTCGAGGGCCAGCTCACCGCGAGCAACGCAGCCATCACCGCAGGCACCGTCTGGGGCGTTCGGGGGCGCATCGTCGTCTCCGGCAACCCATCGGCGGGCTACTTCTACGGCAATCAGGGCAAGGCCATCGTCAGTGGAACCGTCAGCGGCTCCGCGAACATCTACGGCGTCGTGGCGCAGCTTGACATCAGCGCTGGCACCTACAGCGCTGGCGTCATCGCGGCCCTCTGGGTCGATGGCGGTTCATCTGCGGCAAGCTCGATGGCGAGCATCGAGTACGACCTCGTACGCATCACTCAAACCGCCCTTGCCGCAACCCCGAATTCCCTGATCTACTTCGAGGGCCAGGCGTCTCACCTGTTCGACTTCCACAGTCTCGGCCAGGCTGACGGTTGGTTCAGCGCCACTGCTCTCGGCGGCGTCACCCGCAAGGCCAAGATCAAGGTCAAGTGCGAAGACGGATCGGACGGCTATATGTCCGTCTACACCGATTGACATGGATATCACCCGCGAGCAACTCCAAGCCCGAATAGCTCAATTGGAGGCGGACCGCGATCAGACGTTGGCCCGGCTCAATGCCTTGATCGGCGCGCTGAACGTGTGCAAGGAGTTGCTCGCGGAGATAGACAAGCCGCCCAAGGCGAAAGACATCAAGGAGATCTGAATGGCAGCAGGCCAAGGGACCGCTGTCGGGGCCTATGCGACGCTGGCAGGTATTCAGGCACGGGTCGGCAACACAGCCGCGTCTGACACTGCCGAACTACAGGTGTTCTGTGACCAGGTGAACGCCTGGATTGAGCAGTACACCGGCCGCATCCTGGCTCCGTTGCCGATCGTCAAGAGCACCGTCGCGGCTGCCAGCGTAGGAGACGTGACCCTCATCGCCGCCGCGGCTGCGGACATCGCCAACCTCAACCCGAATGACGAGCTGGCTATCGGCCCGGTTACCGGAACGCACGAGTCCTCTCCGGTCCTGGCCGTGTCGAGTGCGACGATCACGCTCGGGGTCCCCCTCGCCAATTCCTACGCCATCCATTCACCGATTGAGCGGGTATTCCTCCGAGACGGTTTCGATGCCTGCTCGGGAGATGACATCGTGCCGGGCCGGGTGATGATTGAGGAGCGCGGCATCGCTCTCCTGACGGCGCTTGAGATCGCCTCATTCACCCGCGGCCCGTTTGCGCTGATCCCGTCCACGGATTACTGGCTACGTCCTGTACCGCAGCGTCGAGACCCGGGTTGGCCCGCAACCGAACTCACCATGACCAACATTCCCAGCCCGACCAACCCCTACCCCGCGTTCTTCCCCGGCTACGGGAATACCCGATTGTGGGGCGTCATAGGCTGGCCGGTCGAGCCGACAGACGTGTGCGCCATAGCCGAGCGCGTCGTGGTCGCACTCTGGCAAATGAAGTCCGGCGGCGGGGCCTATAGCGTCGATCCGGGCACGATCACCGCGCAGCAGATACCGCACCTGCTCTCAACTGACGATTGGCGGGCGCTGAACCGCTACATGATCAAGTCGATCGGAGTGGTGGGATGACCGCAACGATCGTCATCGAAGGGATCCGCGAGACTCAGTTGAAACTCGAAGCCTTTGGCGTTGAGAAGATCCCAAAGGCGATGGGCGTCGTGCTGACTGCGGGCGCGAAGCCGCTGCGCGCCGCCATTCGAGCTGCCGCGCCGGTTAGCGATCAAGGGCCTCGGCCGAGTCAGAGCGACGTGCCGGGCAACCTGCGCGCCTCCGTCAAGTACAAGGCGGTCCGCAAGACGGGGCGCACCGCCTACGTCATCGGCGCGTTCGGCAAAGGCTCCGCGCACCGGCATCTCGTGATCTACGGGCACGAGATCAAGGGCCATAACCTCTACGGCGCCTATCAGGGCAGTAGAGGCATCAAGAAGAACATCGCCCGTGCCGGCGAGCGAACTACTCCCAACGATTTCATTGCTCGTGGTCGTGAGGCTGGCCAGGCCGAAGCAATCGCGGCTGTCGAGGCTGCCAGCAAGGTTGCCATCGAGGAGGCTACCAAGCTGTGAGCACTCAGATCGCCACCATCGTCGACTACACCGCCTACATCGCCGCGGGGATCATCGGGATCACCGCAGTCTTCGGCGCGGGCGGGGGAGTCATCAGCGATCCCCTCAATCCCGGCCAGACGATCCGGGCTGCGCCGGATGCTCCGACGGGTCCCTGGACGCATTGGTCAGACATGCCGGACGGCAAGATCGAGCCGGTCACACAGACAGGCACGGACCTCTACGAATGGGACGTGCCCATGTGCTTGTGGCTGCCGCGGGCCGATCTCGCCAACATGCGCCGGCTCGCCATGCCGTTCTACGCCCGATATGCCGTCGCCTTTGGCGCCGATCGGACGTTTGGCGGCCTATGTATGCACTCCCATCTCTTTGCCATCGGCCGCAGCGGTGACGCGAAGTGGGAGCGGATCGATTTCAATCTCCAGGTCCTGGAAGAAGCATAGGAGCAACACATGGCCGGTTTAGTCGCACTCCCCATCGTTTCCCCGCCGGGCGCATACCCAACCCTGCCGATCACTGCGCTTTCGGCAGCGTGGGTCTGGACGGCAGCAGACGCCGTATCCAACACATTTG